TTGGTAGGTGGGCGTTTCCTCAGCCCCTGTGATGTGGTGCTCATCCCGTTCTCTTGAAGCTCGGCTTGGGAGCTTAGACGAAGGGTAAAGGGTTGCTGAGAGACACCATTCGCCAAGTTTGGGATGGACTGGGAAATCAGCATAATCTACTCTCTAATAAGGGATCTAAAGACGGTTGGATTGCTTGTGAGGATATTATAATCCCCAGTGATCCCCTCATTTCTCTTGAGATCGAGGAGCGCATCCTTTTCATCTATAGCAGTAAATTGGTACAAGGCTTCAGATCCAACCGTACGTGATTGGAATATGCGAGCAGCCTTGATCGTAATGTAATGACGAGCAGCCTGAGGTAGTTCGTCAAACGGCAAGAGGACCACAAGGTCACACTTGATGCTCTTTGTAAATTGGAATGTGTGGTTCACACGGTCATAGAGCTTCGAGCCTCTTTGCACCGCATCCACTTCCCTATCATCACCCATAGCATCAACTCTGAGTGCGTTGGAGGGAACAACGATCTCCTTTGAATATGTATCAGGAGATAGTTCGAAATCTTTCTCGGTATTAAAGTGCCATCCCTTGGTTTGTACCTGGCGGGAGACTTCCGATAGAATGGATTTTGCCGTAACGGCATCAGCTACTGACGAGATATCCGACAAAGATGAAATAGGAGATTCGCCAATAACGGATAGAATCGTATTGATCGCTTCAAGCTCCGATGTCGGAGTCAGAACAGTAGTCATATAATCACCAATAATAAAAAAAAGGGGAACCCCCAGTTACGAGAGTTCCCCTTGGGGTTACTTCATTGATTAGGCAACTGCACCAGTAGCCAATTCGACAGCGCACTCAGGACGCAAGATGCCATGACCCATAGCATACTTAGCAACCATCAAGGTACCCTGACGACGGATGTCGTACTCGGATTCCATAGCGAGGTCGAGCAACTTAACAGTTCCAATTGCTTCCTTCTGCAATACAACGCCAACGGTCGTACGAGCGTCAACGGCATAGCGAGTAGAAGTACCAGCGTCAACACCAGTGGTGATGTTGGTGGTAGGAATGTGGTTCGAAGCAACAATGGTCAAACCAGCAACACGGAGAACCTTACCGTCTGCGTATACACCTGCACCACCCCAGTCCTTATTCAAGACCTTGGTGTTCTGTGCAAGCTTGTAATACTGAGCTGGCTTCAAGAAAGCATAACGCTCATCTTCTGGAACATCCTTCTCGTCAAACTTCTGAGCAGCTTCAAACAAAGCAGCGATCAGAACATCAGAGTCAGTACCCATGTTAGCGTTGGTGATACGGCTACCACCGTTGCCACCAGTTACGGTAGCGGCTGCACGAGCTGCGAGGATTGCGTTCTGGAAGAGGTGCTTGTCAGCGGTGTTAGCCAAAGCCTGGCCCAACTTTGCGCTGTAGTTAGCACGAACGTCATAGTGATTCTTAGCTTCATCAATGTTAGCGATGAAGGTGTGAGCGATGAGCAGATCATCAATGGTGATGACACGCTCGGCATGATTCATCGAGGAACCGAGGATCTCGTTTCCAGGAGTGTGGTACTCAGCAGAGAAATTACCAGTTACAGGGAACTGAGCTGATTTACCAGAGCTGATGGTACGCACCATGTGCTTATCCATCATTACGTTCTTCTCAGCGAAGGCTGTTAGAACTTCACCTGCGAAGACTTTAAGGAACAATGCGTCTTTATCTGCACCACCGTTAATGGCACCAAGACGACTTGGGGTTGCGTTAGACATAAAATATACCTCGTGTAGAGTTGAAGAAAGTTAGTGCAACTTCCTAGAAACCCGACACACGTCACACAAAGTTATCTCCCGCAGGAGGCAAAGGTAGTGTAATCAGTTCTTAGAATTGCAATTCCACCGCATAGAGATGCAGTGTGGAGCGTCTTCAATACAAGGTAAAGCAAGCCCCCATTACTGAGGGCTGCGTCCTACAGTTGAAACCATAGGAGGGGTGTTGCTTCAGTTACGGTTCTTAGCCGTCTTAGCAGCGTTCTTGAAATCGGAAGCAGAGGGTGCTCCCTTTTCTCCCGGCTTACGCATACGCTCGCCAGACCCCTGCTGGATACGCAGACGCTTGGCATGGATGTTGGCATAAAGACCGTTCTTAACTTGCGGCATAATGATTCCTTAACAATGTATTACTTTTTTGTGACCTTCTCGTATGTACGATAGGCACCCAGACCCAACATCCCGAACAGGAGGGTCATCAATGTATCTAGCTCAAGCGGAGGCGGTGCCGTCCACTGGGCTACGTTTGTTCCTACCCATGTGAACAAGGGACGGAACACAATCTGATATGCAAGTCCGAACGTGCAGATCCATCCAACGGATGGCCTCCAGCCTGACTTGAAGAAACTATCGGAGCCAGCTTCAATCTTGTTGATCTCCATCTGACCCAAAGCAAGCTGCGTATCAGCTTCTAGCTGCGCCAGCTCACCCCGCTGTTGCATCTCAAAGAGCTTCAGCTTGGCTTCAGCAGCCTGGGCAGGGTTAGGAAAGAGCTTATCAAAGACCTTTCCAGCAAGATCGAAGAGACCCCCTAGGAGTAGGGGGTTCATCTTTATTCCTTAGAGAATGTTCGAACGACTGAGCTTCGCAGCCACTTTGGCACGGAAAGCAGGATCGCTCTTATATTCAGGTGAAGCCATATCCTTCTGCATCTGAGCTACGGACTCGTAGACATCAGAGGATCCTGAAGCACTTGTAGCCCCTTTGAAGAGGTTTGGTTCAGCAGGACGAGCAGCAGAGAACTTCTGGTAAATTCCTGATACTGCTAGTTTCGCAATGTTAGGATCGCCAGAATCAATGGCAGCGTTGTAAGCGGAGATCTCTGTAGGGGTTAGATTGGCTTTCGCCCATTCAACCATCTCAGAGAACGATTGTTCACCACCAGCAATAGACTTGACCTCGGACTCGTAGAGGGCAGCTCGTGCCTTTTGACCATCAATATACTGGTCAACGATGTTCCGTGGATAACCTGCCTTTTCGAGCTTGTCATAGCTCTCAGCAGATAGCTCACCCTTTGTGTTGAACTCCTGTGAGAAGTCGGACAAGTCCAGACCCTTGGTAGCCAACTCGTCCTTCACCTGGTCGGTGGAGGGTTGGTCACTGGGGTCAGCCTGTTTGGATTCGGCTGGCTTGCCTAGCTTTGATTCAAGCTCTGCATAGGCCTTAGCGAGATCCTCAGGAGACTTGAATTTCTCTGGGAGCCACTGGGGGCGATCTTCGGTCGAAGCGTCGGTTGCGGGAGGGGTCTCATCAGCAGGAGGCTCGGAAGCGGCATCGACCTTAGCGATCATTGCCTCTACGTGAGCTGGATCCTCTGTAGGAGTAGTACTAGGTACAATTACAGTATCAACCATCAGTAATCAGTTACAGTAAGAGTCACATCACCATTGACTTTCTCATAGGTGTTGGACTTGGGTTTATCTTTAGCTTTGGGTTCAGGAGTGGGTTGAGGGGCTACCTCTTCAGTAGCCGCCTCGAATGTTTCACTCAGAACCTTGGGCTGCTTGGCCTTGGGCATTAGCAATTCCTTGTTCCATCATACGTCCACCAGCTTGAACAGCAGGTCCAATTCCCTTCTCCATAGCCATCTGCATCATCTGCTGCTGTTGGGCAGCCTGCATCTCAGCTTGGAGCTGTTCAGGACTCTTGACGAGACCCTTCATGTCAATTCCCAGAGCCGAACCAGTACGCATCAATGCGTCTGACTTGTTGATCTCTGGAGGGAGGGTTGCGATCTGAGCCGCAGCCTGGAAGAACATATTCAATTTATTAAGATCGTTGCCACGACCGAGTGCCTCCATACCCGTGACGATCACAGGCTGAACGGTACCCTCTGGCAACACGGGTAATCGCTTCTGACGTTCCATCTGGAACATGATCCGCTTCACCAAGGGGAGTTGGAACTCCTGGCTCAGGATCGAGTAGATTCCACCTAGGGCGGATTCCAGCTCGTTGGCCATGTAGCGGATCTCTTCAGCAGTCACTCGCTCCCCACTGCGTTGCACAGCGGAGTTGAGGAGGAAGGCGAATGACAGGCGTTCGTTGATTGTGGTGACCGTCTCCAACGCTACTCGGAAGTCGTTGAATTTCTGGAGTTGGAGGGTGCTAACATCGTTCTGCGTTCCCTCAACGAATGCGCCATTATCGGCCTCAGCTAACTGAGCCATATCGGTAACCCCGTTGGGGTTGACCATGAAGAGAACTTTAGCAGCAGCAGCGGAACCCTCAACGATAGCCTGAGACAATCCCTCAAGCGACTTCAGGTCACCGAGGTACTCTTCAACATAGCCACGTCCATAATCCTCACCGTCAATCTTGGTGAATCTTACGGGGATCCAAGGAGACTTATCCAAAGGATAAGATCCTTCTGTGCCAGGGATCTTCATCCCTTTGATTTCTTGATACACTTTCCACTTCTTATCATCACGATAGATGTGGGTGTACATATCTACATTCTTGTACCCATCGGAATCCGAGTGATCTGCGCTTGAGATCAGCTCTTGGACTTCTTCCGGTAGAGTTTTGGGTGAAACGGATTCCTTGGTGATGATCTCAAGGACGTTACCCATTGGGTCACGCTTGACCACAAATCGATCCATACGGAAAACACGTACGCCACCTTCTGGGGGTAGATACACAAGCACGTTACCTGTAACAAGCAAGTGCTTCAATGCTTCAAATCCACCAACACGAATAGCGTTGGCTTCAATTTCGTTCATCACTGAACGTTCAATTCGGTTCAGGCCTTCCTCAACCTTTGCTCTCATGCCTTCCTGTTGCGTCAACTTTTCCAAAGTGAAATCGTCAATCGACAAACGGAAGAACGGAGCGTTAGGTGGAAGCAATGCCAGCAAGAGCTTCGATGCCAGGTTATTGACACCACGAGCACCAATTCCTTGCCACGGAGTTGGCAATCGAGACGCACTCGAATGGCCATCCTTTGGAAGCAACGAGGGGATGGTTAGCTCGGCACACTCTCTCGCTCGGTCTAGAAACGTCTTACGTGTCGATTCTAGCTTTGAGTATTTGCCCGAACAGGTTTGGTTTGAATCCATCCCTGTTTTCTCCTTATTGTGGAATGTTTAGTCCGCTACCTTCGCTTGGCGCAGCGCCATCAGCGAGATCAATACGCAGACGTGAACGACCCTTCTTGTTCAGGGCGTTAACGCTCTTGTCCATATCTGGATCTTCCTTGCCAGTCTTCAACTCAGGAATAGGAGCTGGAGGAGCTGGAGGAGGTGGGGG